GTTAATCCACTAGATGTTATTTTAGCTTTTGTAGTACCACCTGATTGCAGTTCTAAATCACCGCTTGTGTCTGATGTAACTACAACACCATTAGTTGTATCTGCATTTATTGTACTTGCCATTATAGAACCACCCATTTACTAGAAGCTGGAACTGTTACCGATACTCCACTAGCAACACTTACAGGTGATACTGACATTGCATTATAACCTGTAGGTACTGTGTAGTTAGTTCCAATAATTGAATTATTTATAAACATACCATTAGTTGCACCTAACTGTGGTGCTATGCCTGTATTGTCACTATCTTGAACTACAGCTTTTTCAGCAGGATAAGTACAGAATACATCACTTGTGCTACTTAAAAAAATAAGGTTACCACTATTACTAGATTCTAGTACAGTGTCCCTAGACAAAGTTAAGATTGAAGCTGTATAAGTGCCTAGACCTACCTCATAGTCGTTACCACTTGTAATAGCATAGTAAGTTGTATTACCATCACCTATAGCATCAAAAGATTGAAAACCTGCACTTGCTCCATCCAATAGAATCGAGCCTGTACCTACTGTCGTAGTGGTTTCTTTTACCCTATCTTTTACAATAAGAGCCATATTTTATCCTTACGCTAATTCTACAGTTAAGTTGCCTGAAGTGATTTTAAATATATCACCTGAATCAATAGTTTTAGAAGCATCTAATGCTGTGTGGTATAACATATTACCACCACTAGCAGAATCCCATAATGCTATCCACCCTACAGTTCCCCATGAAGCAGTTGCAGTTGGAAAAGTTACATCTGCATCTGTAGCAACTAAACCTGATGTTCCAGAAGCAGTAGCAAAAGAAGCAGCAGTTCTAGCATAAGAACCACCAGAAACTTCTGCACCAGTTCCAGCATCTGTTGGGTCTGCTGTGTGTAATGATACATAAGGGTCGTTTACTGCTGTAAAAGCAGTTCCGTTAAGTGTTGCGTTTAGAAGTGCGACTTCTAAATAATCCGACATTTCAGCCATAATAATTTACCTCGTTGAGTTAGTAATAGTAAGTGGTTGAGCAGGGTATTCTGATTCGTCATCACTCTTGCGTAGAGCGTTTACTCCTCTGTCATACATACTTGCCCATGTGTTAAGTCTTTCATCATTCATCAAATATGGCTCTGCTTCACCTAGTGCAGCGTAAAGTAATAAATCAGGTGTATCTGCTAACCAAAGGTTAGATGAATTAGTGTCGCTTAAATATTCTGGTTTATAAAAGTAAACCATTTGTAGCGTGTAAGCACTATCAGGAATTGGAGCAAATTGAAACTCTGCACCAAGTAATGTATAGCGATTAGGTAATCCAGATGTAGATGAATGAGCATTTCTAAAAAAGTTACTTGTTGATAGAAACTTAATTGTTTGTGGTGGGTTACCTTGTAAGTGTAAATCTTTCATAGCAACAAAATCAGAAGGCAAAGATACAGTAGCATCACCTGCTGTAGTAGATGCAGTAGCAACTTTAAGCATTTGTCTTATGCGTAAGTCTCTTAACAATCTATCTTCTGCTAATCTAATAAACTCTGGTATCTGGGTTGTTAAATCAGAACGAGCTAAATAATCAGCTATAGTCGCTTGTAGCGTTGTGTAATCTGTAAAAAATGCCATTTAGATTCTGCCCTGTTTTGTTCTAAAAAATCTATTGTCTGGGTCGTTTAACCATGCAAAGAATTTCTTTTGGTCTAACACATGAAACCCTCTCATTATTCCTTGCTTGTTTAAATCATCAACAACAGTCAAAGGTATAGAAGCTATCTTGTTATCAAAGACATCCTCACCCCATTTTGTTGAGCTGTTATTGTATTCTTGTTTGTTCTTTTCAATGATGTCAGTTACATCTTGATTGGTCTCTACAATCTTTCCATCATCTGTATTATGTGATTTAAATTTTCTCATATTATTCTCAATAGTAATACTGCCCTCGTGAGAGGGCAATATCAATGTTTAACCTAAATTAAACTGCCAAGTCAGCAACGATACCATGTGCTTTCTCGTTAGATACTTGTAGAGTGTACTCAACAAGCATTTGATGTTTTTCACTATCACCAGTTTTAGCCAATAGATTTGACTCAAATGGTCGTAGTGTAGCAACAGATGCCATAGTTGGGTCAAGCACTAATGCTTGCTCTGCATCTGGAGTTGTATCAGCAGTCATAAATCTGTCAGGTACAACAGATAAAGTACCGAAGTCTGATAAGTAAACATCAGCAGCACCAATAATAGTAGTTGCTTTAGCAGCAGGAGCTTGATAACGCTGTTCTGCAATACCAGTAAAAGTAGATACTACTTGTTTTTGTGTTGGCGGTACAACTAATAGAGTTGGGTTACCACCATTTTCAAAACATGATTTAACAACTTCTTTTAGTTTAGCTTCTGTAAATGCAGAAGCAGTAGCACCTTCTGTACGAGCTGCTGTACCATTAGCACCAACTGGTGCAACACCATCTGTCATTGTTACAAAGTTAGTACCAAGCCATGTTTGGATAGAGCCAAGTAGTCTAGCTGCTGAACCAGCAGTACCATTACTTGCAGCTACATTACCAAGAATAGTTTTTTCCATGTCTCGTTTTAGTTCTTGTCCTGCTTTAGCTAGTTGGTAAGCTGTTTCTGTTTTACGACCAGCTTTATCAACTGCATCAAGAGTACCTGATACATGAACTGTTTTACCTTGAATTTGTGTTCTGTTACCTACACGAACTGTAGGAGTATCAGAAGCACCTGAAGCATCAGCACCTTCAATTAAGCCTGCTGCACTAGCTGCTGCTAGGTCATCAGTTTGCCATTCATGATATGTTGCTGTTGCTTTTGTTTTACCAATAGATGAAACTACTGGTGTTTCTGTTGGTGCAATGTTGAAGATAGTGTTGCTTAAATCTTCTCTTTGACCAATCGCTGTATACGTTCTAAATTCTGCCATTGTTTTTCCTTAAATAAAGTTTTCAAAAATAGCTGCGGCATCTCTGGCATCACCAGTTTGCTGTAGCCGTTTCATTTGTTTTTTCTGTATGTCGGTTACATTCTGCTTTACTTTAGCTCCAGACTTTACAGTCTTTGGTGCTTTAGCGACTTTTTTCTTAACACCAGCTTTACCTGCCATTAATTTGTCGTACTGTGCTGCTTTATGTAATACCAATACATGACGAGAGTCATAGACTTGAGATAATTCTTCGTCTGTAAAACCCATCTTTTTTCCGTAGCTACGAATGTCGTTTCTGACTTGTTCGCCTTTCGTTTTGTCTGAAAACTCTGGTAAGGATTCTGCTAGTTTTATTTGTTCTTGTTCTACAAACTTTTGCATTTGTGCTTGAGATTCCGTTTGTTGCTCTTGAGCAAGACGAGCTCTTTCAGCCTGCACTGTTTGTAATTGTTCTTTCTTTTCGGTCATTTCTGCGACCTTAACTGCATATCCTACTGGGTCGTTCTCTTTCATTGCTGCTAATTCTGCTGGATTGTCATTAGTTCCAGTTAAGAATTGTTCTATTGCTTGCAATTTAGTTTGATAATCATCTCTAACTTTTCTAGCTTCAATAATAGCTTTAGCTTCTTGCTCAATGACTTTACGCTGTTCAGCTACTTCTTGAGTCTTTTTAGTATAATCAGAGCCAAGTTGATAAGATTTCTTTAGCTCATCAAGGGTAACTTCTTTTTCTTCACCTGCTGCTTTGATGGTGAAAGTTTGTTCTTCCTCAACTACTTCAGGTTCTTCAACTTCGGATTCTTCTTCAGCTTCTACTTCTTCTTCGGCTTCGGCTTCTACTTCTTCTTCTTCCACCTCTGGTTCAGCTTCTACTTCTGTTTCCTCTACTTCTTCTACTTCTTCGGTTTGTTCTTCTACAACTTCTGGTTGTTCCTCTGTGGAGTCCTCTGGTGCAGATAACATACCTTCAATAGCTGAAGCTGCATCTGTTACTGTTAGATTTCCACTTTCCGTTGTATCGGAAGTCATGGTGTCATCACTCATTTTATTTCCTTATGCCATCTCGGTGTGGCTTTCCCATACAGGCTATATGCCTATATTATTTTCCATGCCTTGTCTTTAATCTCATCATCTTTTGCGATAGATTCAAAACGAGCCATGAGTTCGTTGATAGTCTTAATTCTGACATAAGCCGCTTCTCTTACTGCTTCTTCATCATCATCAGAGTTAATAATTAAATCCATTAATTCTTTTTTCATTGCTTCTACTTCGTCTAGTAGTTCCTGACTTTGTAGTAAGTTTCTAAATGCTTCTGATTTGGTCATAGTTTAGGTGTTGTTATATTTTGTATTTTTTCTAAAGAATTTATAATTTCTGAAGTCTTACTTATATCTGTTTTTTGTTTATCATTAGCTGACTTTTGTGCAAGCTCTAGCTCACGCAATGCCATCTCTTTTTCAAACTCCATTTTTTCTTGCTGAAGCTCTAACATTTCTTTCTGCATTTTAAGTTCTGTTTGTTGTTTCTCTAATTCTAGTTTAGCCATTTGCTCTTGCATCTTCATCTGTGCTTTTTCTCTTTCTACCTCTGCTAGAATCATTGCAGCTTTAGTATTGCTATCTTCTTCTTTAGGAGCTTGGGCAGCAGCTTGAGCCATTTGCATTGCTTGTTCTTCTGATATTTCCATTAAGAACTGACTGTCATCTTTAAAGCCTGCCATGTTTACAAATCTTGCAAGCGTATCTCTGTATTGTTTAATATTAACTAACGGGTTGTTTAAACCATATCCTTTAATTACTTCTTCTTGTTTAGCAAGAATCATTTGCATAGTCGCTAGTTGTTCTTGTTTACCACCTGTTCCTAATCCAACATTTACAGTAATGTTATATTCTGTGTCCCATTCTCTAGGATTCATAGGAACAAAAGAATTGTTAATTTTAATTATTCTTTCTTTGTCTTGGTACTTACAGACTAATGCCATAATACCTTTAAACAATGTACTTACACCTGTGTCTGCAAATACACGAGCTATGAGTTCTAGCTTACCTTGTGATGCAGATGTCATAGCACTTACTGCTGTAGCTGTTACATTTTGTAGAAGATTAGGGTCAAGACCTTGCTGTGCATCTGACACACCACTTCGTTTTGCCTGAATACCATCTAGGTACTCCAACATAGGAAATGATTGTGCTGCACTACTTTGTACTGTCATAGGTACTAACGCATTAGGGTTCTTAATACGAATAACACCACCTGCTGTAGATGTTAATAAGTCATCAAGATTAACCTGTCCTTCTACTGCTCCTACACGATAGTTGTTAGTTAAGTATAAGTTGTCTAGCATTTGTCGGGTAACTGTAGACTTAATTAACTGTAGGTCTATTGCTCTGTCTGCTAAAGATTGTCCAAAGAATTTGTGTGGGACTGGAATAGGGCAAACACTATGGAAAGGAACATAATCACATTCCTCACTCATTAATACCTCATTACCTGCATAGCAAACTCTGTGAAGCTCCGCTATACCATCTTTATCTAAATCTGTTTTTACATAACACTCGTAATATTCAACCAATTCCATTGATTCATCATTAGAGTCATTAGTATTAAAAGGTTGCTCACCTGCACCATATCTCGCTACCCTCTCTGGTGTAAAATCTAATGTATCACCCATAGGTAATGTTTCAACAACTTTTGGGTCATACCCCATTGCTATTAAATCTGAACGAGTTACTAAACTTCTTTGTGCTACAAAATCAGAATCTTCTATTGTTGTTGCTCGTTTATCAATTAAAAATTCTTCTGGAGCTACATTCTCTATCTTAATTTTAGAGTAGTCTTTAGTGCGTTTGCATTTTACATTGTAGTAAATATTTACAATAGGTGGAACATCCATCATGACTGGCTCACCCACTTCGTTCATCATAGGCTGACCTGTCATTGGGTCTACTGCTGGCATTGGGTCTTGCTCTATAACTTCTTCTACTTCTTCTTGCTCAACGATTTCAACTTCCTCGTCTTGCATAATCATAGTTAATTCATCTTCTGTCAGATTCTGATACTTTTCTGTTGTTGTATTTTTCTTATCATTCCAGTAGGCTTTTACAACACCTACTTTTTGCAACAGTGCATCTTTAAACCAATCGTGCATGATTTCAAAGCCATTGTTGTCTTTGTAGAATATGTGATTAGCATAGGCAGTCATTTGTTCTGCTAGAGCACCATCACCTTCGTTTACTGGCTCAAACTCTACAGCTTTATTACTGCTAGTAAAGACTTTCATAATTTGTGGCAGTGCACCATCTACTACTTCAGCAACTTCACCAGTCACTATTTGTGAACGACCTTCTACTTCATTGCCATAAGGTTCACGCAAGTAATATTCTAGTGCTGTCTGTCTGTCTTGAGATGTTTCAGTCTCTATAAAACCTAATGAGTCGTTAATATGCGAATCTATTAGGTTAGCAAGTTCTACATTATCTTCCTTGCTATTCATATTTTCTTTATCGTATGCCATTTATACTATCCATGAAGTGTTTATCTCTAGTGGTTTTGTCCATGCTTCCATAGGAGACTCATCCATACCGACTGCTAAATATCTAAACGCATCAGATGCGTGTGATGCCCAGTCATGAAAAGGTCTGTCATGAAATACATTTCTTTTTTCATCAAATACCCTACGATAGTTCCGTATTGCATCTAATCCTTGTTTTGTTTTATCTTTATCAAACCAGCAGCGTGGTAATATTTTTCTTGCTGCGGCAATGCCATCCATTACTGATAGCTTGGTTGCAACTGTGATGTTTAAACCTGCTTCTTCTAACATTTCTTTTCTTGACTTACCTGTGCCTAGTTCTCTTACAGCGACATCATGCGGTAGTATGTGTGTTGCGTACATATAGTCATGTTCTCGCAGCCAATTTACATAGTAATCAAGACCTACACCATGATTTTCTACAAAATCTATGAGTCTTATTTCTTTATTAACTACTTGTGCTACCCATATGCTAGTAGAGTCTGACATACCTAAATCCCAGCCAGTATATGTCCTTGCTAGTTCGTCTTTAGGAATATCTATAATATGGTTTTGTTCTTCTATATCATTAATAATAGATGAGTAATAAGCACCTTCTACTGGAGCGTTAAAACTACACTCAAATTCTTGAGCATACTTATCATCACCCATTTCTGCTTTAGCAGCGAGTAATTCATTTTTATCTACAATTTTTGTTTCAGAAGATTTAAATTCTAATAGCTCCCAACCCTCACTTCTTGACCCTCTATCTCTCAAGTCTTTAAAATGATTCTGCCCTTTCGGTGTACCCATTGCTACGCAGTAGCCGAGTCGGTCTGCTAGTGCAGGTCTGACAATCTCTGTGAATAGTGTAGGATTAATGTTCCCAATTTCATCAAGAACGCACCCATCTAGGTAGATTCCACGCAGACTGTCAGGATTATCTGCTCCATACAAGTTTATCCTTCTACCCATAAAGTCTACACGCAGTTCAGCAATGTTGGCTTTAGCTTCTAATGGTCTTGTATATTCTAGCAGGTAGTCCCATGCAATTCTTTTTGCTTGATTGTATGTTGGTGCTACATAAGCAAATCTAGGATTAGGTTTATCACAGTTCAACGCACTATGTATCAGTTGGTTAATAGCACAAACTGTCTTACCCATCCGCCTATGAGCAACCACGACACTAAAACGATTGTCTTTAACCATCTTGTGTATTTCTTTTTGTGGTGCTCTTGGTGTATAACCTGTTGTTATTTGTTTAGCCATCTTATTGTAACTCTCTTACGAGGTCGTTACTCCTTTTTTAATTGCTCCATTCTATATAGTCTTGCTTCTTCTGACAGATATAGCCATTGTGCTAGGTCATCATAGTCTCTCTTACATGAAGTGCATCTTGCTACCCCATCTTTTTCTTCTATGATTCTACATACTCCATTACATGGTGAGCTTACCATTATTTAAACTTTTTTAAATATTCTATTGCCTTCTTCATTACCTTTACATTGTCTCTAAATTGACCCAACCCACTATTACAATACTGACATAACAACTTTCTTACTGTTTTTGTTGTATGACAGTGGTCTACATATAACTTGGTGTCATCATTGTGACTACCACATAAATAACATTTATTTTTTTGTTTCTTTAGCATGGCATTGTAATCGTCTAATGTAATGCCGTATCTATCTTTGTAATTTTTGTTGCGTATCTTGTCGGGATTATTAGCCCTCCAGATTTTACTGATTAATTTATTTCTTGCTGCCCTACTTAACACTTCCATCTAGCCCGTGCTGCTTTTCCACGCTCACCTGTCCAGCTCTTACTTCTGGCACAGAAGGACTTTCTTCTTTTTGCTGCCTTACTGCCTGCTTTAACCTTACCTGTGACTGGTGCTTTTAACTTACTGCCAGTTGCACGATTATATTTCGCCCTACCTTTTGCTGTTAATCCTGCACCTTGCTTAACAGAGCGTTTTTCACCTCTGCCAACAGATAGATTTACTTTTTTCTTTGCTGCCATTATGCTTTAGCTTTTTTCTTTTTCTTCTTTGGGAAACCAGCTTTCATATTTGCATATGCTTTATCTGATATAGTAGATTTCTTTTTAGTTCTGCTAGTTCCTGCTTTCTTTCTTTTATTTATATTTCTATATAAGCTCATACACAGTCCCCTATAGATTCAAACCATCTACGCATTTCTTCTTGCCTTTCCTCATTACTTTTTTCTTTTTTCCGTACTTCATTACTTTCATTTTCATCACACATTCTCCACTTGTTCACATTTCTGTATGCGTAAACATCCTACATCAATAATAAAAAAGTTAAAATAAGTTTTGTTTTTAGAGTCATCTACTTTTCTGTCTTGATACCATTCAAAACCAAAGTGACAACCACAGAACCAGTGCCATGACCACATATTATCTTCCTCCTCTCATAGGAAACCCTCTAAAATTTGGATTTTCTATTACATTTAATAACTCTCTTAATGCTTCTGGAGACAAATTTAAATTGTCTACATCAGGTGGCATTACTTCTATTGGTGGAAGGTTTTTTTGTATAAACATTGCTTCTTGTTTTAAATCATCAGTGAGTATACCTTTCTGACCCATTGCTTTTATTTCGTTAAGTCTATTAATCATCATATCAACTTCATTGTCACTCGCATTGCCTACATTACCTCCAGCTAATGCTCCGTTCATTGGGTTGCCTGAAAACATAGTCATTTCATTATCAGTTACATTACCAACTGCACCTGCTGTGTTATTAGCAGCACGCATGGCATTAATTGCATCATTATTATTAACTGCTACTGGTTTAGGTTGAGGTGCTAATATTTGCATTAATTCTTGTGCTGTCATTTTTTCGCCTTGTCTTGGTTTGTTTTTAAGTGCTAGTGTCATATCCGCCACCCCTTTATCATATCCTGCTGTCAATTTAGGGTCGCCTGTAAAGGGAATTGTTTGATGGAAATTGTTAATAGAAAATCTTTCCAAATCTCTAATAATTGGCAAATTATAGGGAAAATTATTTGTTACAAAGTTTCCGTATTTGTAGCCTTTAGCAAATTCATCACTCATTTTTTTAGTCC